TGTATCGTCCCAAGAACGTGGAGGTAACTCTTTTTGACCGTTCTCAATAAATTTAAGGTCATATTTAGGAAGCTCTCTCTGAGGCTCGTAAACGGCCGTATTTTCGTTTATAGCCTTGTTTAGTGTTGCTACCCCATAAGTTGTTTTACCGTGCTTAGCGTCCCATTTATCACGCATTAGAGACGATTGGCGAAAGATGCTATCCATCTTGCTAAAGTCTCTGCCTGTCCAAAACGCTAAATCGTTAGCAAATGCAAGGTCTGCTTCTGATTGTGAGTTATAAAACTGTTCCCAACCGCCACCGTATAGTAGCAAGAATCGCTTACCAGTCTTAGACTTGGATGCTCTATCGATGATTTCTTGCTCAGATAAATCAACCGTGTTGCTAGCACGTTTGCTGTTGGGCATCTGTAAAACTTTGTCTTTACCCAAGTATTTTTCATACAGATAACGTAAATCACTATCTTTAATTTTGTTGACGCGCTGAAACCCACCTGTACGTTTACCAGTCATGGCAAAGAATCTGCCTTCTTCGTACATTTCAACGTTTGCTTTACGCCGTCTATCTCCCGGGATTTTACCTTTAACGATGATGTGAAGCCCTTCACCACTCATGCTTGTCTCTGTGTAACTCTCTGTGTGGCTTAGAAAGTCACTTACCACATTGTCATCGTCATCCCCACTACGCCAGCGCCTTAAATCGACGCTCACGTGGTCTATATCGATGCCCACATATCCGTTGCCAAAGAAGAAACTAAGTCCATCCATTTTGAAGGTTTCTAGTGCCTCTAACGCAGTTTTGAAGTCTGCCCAAGTTTTAGGATCGTTACTTTTAGCATCCCTACCGGTTAGTGCTGACTTCGGGAATTTGTTAAATTTTTGCTTCTCTTCCTGCCACTCTCGTTTATATAAGCCCCATTGTTTAAGGGCTTTTAGCTCGTTTGGTATTAAATCGTAGTCCATTCATGTTGACCTCCTAGCCTAAAATGGCAAATCGTCTTCTTTGATGTCGATCTGTTGTCCCTTACTTTCAGTGCTGTCTTTAAACTTATGTTGCATCTGTTGATAATCGGACTTTTCAAAATTCCATGGCGCTACCCGATTCACTTCGTTAACTGATCCGTTGTATTCGTTCTTCTCTTTTTTTACATAAACTTTTGCGGGTTTGTTCGTTAGAACGTTTAAAAAATCTTCCACGGTATTTAGCTGTGTGCCTTCTGGAATACCGATTGCGTCTAAAATATATTGAAAGCCTTGCATATCATATTGGCCAGTCGCCTTGCGTTTCCAGTTGTCCATAAAAACATGTCGATTGTGATATTTTTTATTAGTTTCAGCTAATTCCGTAACGCCGTCTAGGTCGTTTCGAACGACTAAATCTAGCTGTAGTGACTCGGCACCATTTTTAGTTGCTGCTTCTTGCGCCTTTGCAATCACCACTTCATATGTCCCTGTTGGTAGCGGATCATATGCCCCACCGGTGTTTTTTGAGTAGTTCGTTGTCATAAATGTCATTTGATTAGCCCCTTATTTTTGGCTTGGAAGTAAATCCAGCCATTTTTATAATTTTTAGCTTTCGCATAAGTCTTGAGTTCTGCGTAGCTGTTTAACTCACTTACTTTTTTCGTCACAATATAATTTGTTTGAAGCCTAAAATTGTTCTCAATTTTTTGAATTTCAGCAGATTGGTCTACCTCTATTTCAGTGGCAGCAATCTCTATTTCATGCCCACACAGAGGACAAACTCTACTTGTTCCTGATATAACTGCAAAACAATTCGTGCAAGTTTTAATCGGGCTAGTAATATCTGTGTTAGATTTCTGCTTCTTTTCGCGATCATCAAGCGTCCACTGTCTATCTGTGTCAGGTAACCCAAAACGAGTATAATTTGCAACGTGATCAATAATCGTTGCACGTTTATCTGACTTGTATCGCATGCAACGCATGGCTTGTTGGACAAATAAAACTAGTGATTCCGTTGGTCTAAGCATGATTACACAGCTGCAATCCGGGACATTAAAACCTTCTGAAATTAAATCCACGTTGCATAAGATTTTAATTTTTCCAGCTTTAAAGTCACTCATAATTTTGTCTCGCTCACTCTTAGGTGTTTTAGAGTCACAATGTTTTGCTATAATTCCAGCTTGATTAAACTGTTGCGCAACTTGCTTGCTAAAATCTATAGAGTGAGCGTAGACGATTGTTTGCTGGTCTTTAGCTTTTTCGAGATAAGTTTTAATCACGTCCCCGTAAATCGTGTGGCCAACAGCTTCATCAATTGACTTATTGGTATAGTCTCCTGTGCTGCTTTTACTCAACTTACTTTCATCGATTAAATTAACCGAATAGTAGTCATATGGTGCTAAATAATTGTTCTTGATTAGCCACTCCACCGTAGGGCCTTCTACCATCGAATCATAGACGTTACCGAGCCCTTTACCGTTCAATCGCCACGGTGTTGCGCTAAATCCTAGCCGTGGCGTGTCAGAATAATAATCATAAATCGTTTGGTAGGTCTTAGCTAAGCTGTGATGCGTTTCATCTGTAATAATCAGCGTGGGTGTGGGCAACTCATCTAATCGGTTCTTAACTTTGCCAACCGTCATGATCGTACATCGTGCTAAGTTAACTTCGTTAGCTGCGAATGACTCTCTAATCTGGTTAACCAACTCTTGTCTATGAACCATAAACAGCACGCGCCCACCTTTTTCAGTCACCTTCTTAGCGATGTCTGCAATCACAACCGACTTCCCACTACCTGCAGGGCTAACTAAAAGCACTGAGCGTTTGCCAGTAGCTAGCTTATCCCTTGCTTGATTTACCAGCTTTGTTTGGTACGGGTGCAGTTTGTACAGTGTCATCACCCCAATCAAATAGCTTATCGATCGCCGCTAGTTTACGATTGTCTAGACGGTTCTTAGCGAAAACACCATCGTTGCCCTCTAGAATCACTCCACGGTTTCCAGTGTCTGGATTAGTAATCATACGCCCGACAACATCAGCTAACCCTAGTAAGCCGTCACGTACGCTCTCGCGAATCTGTGGTGCATACTGGTTAAACATCTGCCCATTCGCGCTAGTAACTTCGCGTTGGTTTTCCCAAGCGGTAGTAAGAATGTTTACATCTGGTAGCATGTAGAGTGACGTCATGATCCGCGCAAAATAGTTAGTCCACTGCGAATAATCTTGAATTTCATTTGAAATGCCGTTTTTTGATTTTCGGCCTTTCTCAACAAACCAATCTTTTTCTAATGCCGAAACGTTATCAATTACCAAATTATCGTACGGCTTAAGCGTCTCAGGTAACTCTCTCAAAAGACTTTCCATAAACTCCTCAGGGTGCACACGGTCGAAACTAACCACATCCACATCACTGCCTGCTAAGACTTTTGAACTGTTATCTAAATCAACAACTAAGGTTTTACCTTTAAGCGTTTTGATTGAAGTCGTTTTACCAACCCCAGGTTTACCGTAAAGGATCACTTTCCAATTTTTTTTGCGATTAATATTTTTTGCGCTAATTATTTCCATGTTTTACCCCCATCTGACTGAGCTACCTTTGATTAACTCTGCCCCAGTAACTGGTTTGCCAGCTTTTAAATCTGCTTTAAGCTTCGTTTTATCTAAGCTAACTGTGGATTTAAAATAAAACGCTGGAATGTTTTTTTCGTCAATCACGTTTACTGCTGCGGGGTTAGATTGAATTCTAACCGGCATGATTGGATCGTCAATCTTCTTAACTTCTGTCGTTTCCATTGCAAACTGTACGCGTTGCTTGATTGCTAGAATTGCTTGTTTCGCTTTCTTATTGCGTTCGGACAGTTCTTTAATCGCGTTGGCACGGGCTTCAATATCTGCTTCAATATTCTTGATGACATAGCCCGAGTTAACAGCCTTTGTGTTTAAATCTTCTTGGATTGCATCGAATGTATCTGCCGCTTGCGTTTCATCAATTTGACCATCTTCAATTAGTTGCTGTAATCGACTATAATCGGCTGTTAATTTGTAAATATTAGCCATCGTTTTTCTCCTTTGTGTTATAATTTAAGTGTTAAAAATTTATTCCTACGTGTTAATCGTTCCAGCGATTAGCACTTTTTTTGTGTTCAATCAATGACCTCACCACCTTTGCTTAAAATGTAATCCCGCTCATCTCCGAATTTGATTAAATCACCAAAGAAGTCGATGTAAGCTTCGTCACTGGTTACTGGTTCGCCTTTGTAATCGAAACCCACGAACCTTATAACCGGGTCTTTAGGTGTTAATCTAGCGCGCTCTGATCGGTTCTTAAAGTTGTCTTTTTTTGTCATTTTTACTACCAAAAAGTTCATCCAAATTCGTAAAAACGTAGGTTGCGAGTGAACTAATTAGCATAATCGTTACAGCAAATTGCATATATCGTGGGATATATAAGCCTAAAATCATGCAAACTACCGCTGTAATATAAATATTTTTATTCACTTTTAACCCTCCTATCAGCTATCTGGTGCATCTGTTGATGCAGTAGCTTAATCTTTGCTTGTTCTTCGTACCAGCGATCAGCCGCCGCCTTTAGTTCTTCAAAAGTTTTCATTTTGTGTACCTGCAAGTTTTTATTTTTGATGTTGTAACATAAATTTGTCGATTAACGTTTTTGAATATTTTGGCTTCATATCGCCAACTTCAATGCGGGGCATGCCTTCGGCTACAAGTGCATCAATAGTCTTTTCGGTGCAATCAATATATTTTGCTGCGCTACTTCTTTTCATATATTCTTGTAGCGTCGAACGCTTGTCTAACTCGATTTTTACCGCCGCCGTTACGATTGCCACAATTTTTTGGGTTAGTTCTGCCTCAGCAGATTCGCTTAAGATTGTTGTCACGATTACACCTCCAAGTTCATAGACATTTGCCGCACAACTGCTTTAGTCGCCGTTGACGGTTCCCAATCGTTTATGAAGCCAACTGCTAAATTGTAGTGTTTCTTGCGCAGCTGTGAACGTGATCCAACGCCCGTAACACGTTTAACGCCCTGATTAATGTCTTTGAACAATTCACCTCGTTGCTTAGATGTTAGGTTGCCGTACCCTCTCGCGACTTCGCTAACGCGTTGATTAATCCTCCGTGAGATATAGTTATAATCCCCCGGGGCAATCGGTGTGTTTTCTTCGATGTCGGTCACGCGGTCATCTAACTCATCAACTTTCTGGTTAGAGGCGCCGACGTTTTCTAGAAGCAATGCTAGCTTCTCTTGTGGAGTTTTAGGCAACCGTTCTTGATTGCGCCCGTACTCTTCCATGCGGTTGAATGCTTTGATGTAACGAATTTTGAAATCTAAGGCTTGTTTGCCTGTGAAGCCCATGGCTAATAGTGTGAAACCGTCTCGGTTCATGTAATAGATTTTTCTGTCACGGCCATAAAGATCTGGTTCAGTTCCTTCCGTAAACATCTGCTCAAAATTGAGCTGATCTAAATTTAAGTTTTTTATATCCCGCAAAACATTTTTGTGCTCTTTCTTAAAAGCTTCTGCAAGTACTAAACTAGACGTTACCGCTCGCCGGTCTCTTAAAATTACTAGATCTTTCACTTAATCTCCTCCAATTCTATTAGTGCTAAAAAAAGCCTTCCGTTCCTTTACGATACATTCGATGTAAAAAAAATATCCATAATCTCCTTTGAAGAAAGTTCCAAGACCTTTGCGATCACGCTAATTTCGGTCTGATTAAATTCGCTAGTTCCGTTAATCTTTCTGTAGAAAGTAGCCGTACTCATATCTACACCGTGCTCATTAATTTTGCCTACAAAGTTTCTTGTGTTAAATCCTTCCTGAACGATTTTCGCTTTTAACAAATTAGCAACCATTATTCATCACCTCCGTTCCTTTACGATACACAAAGCTTACCACCGCGATTTTCATTTGTCAACACAAAAGTTTACTTTACGATACACTAATTTTATATCACATAAAAAGTGTTGCATTTACGATACACAAGAAGTATTATAATAGTATAAAATAAAACGTTAAGAGGAAACTAACATGTTTGATTTAAAAAACCGACGTGAACAACTTGGACTATCACAAGAAGAAGTGGCAAAAAAAGTTGATGTAACACGAGGCACTGTTTCTAAGTGGGAAAAAGGCGACATTTCAAATATGAAGCGTGACAAGATTGCGAGTCTTTCTAAGGTGCTTAAAATTGACCCACTTGAAATACTTGGAATAACACCTATTAAGAGTAAACAAGAAGTTTCTCAGTACAATTTCTTCAACACGGGATTATCAGCTGGCGTACTCGACGACGTTGATCCCTTCACTGATAGCGACGTAGAAACGGTCGGTTTATCTGATGTGGTCATGGGTAAGTACGCAGGCGACAAAGACGTGTTCGTCACTTATATAAACGGCGAGTCCATGAACCGAGTAATTCCAAACAAGTCTATGATCGCTGTTAAGCGTTACAATGATTTTCTGGAATTATCGAATGGCGATATAGTTGTTTTCAGAGATGGTTCAGGCATGGCGGTCAAGCGATTCTACAACGATCGTGTAAACCACATCATCACTTTTAACCCTGACAGCAGAAACTCAGAGTTTCATCCCATAAATTATCTGTACGAAAATATGGATAGTGTTAGAATTATTGGTAAAGTAGTCGTCTACACAGTCACGATCTAACCCAGAGGTTTAAAATTCGGGTGCAACTCCCGAATAGATTTTTGTAACAAAAAAAGACCCCACCGACTGGCATATCGGTAGGGCAAATCTTTGGAACATATATATAAGCATTGCTCACAAAGACACTATAACATATTTGGAGGGGTATTTGTGAGTAAAAAAGTACAATTGTTAGTAATTGCATTTGCGAGTTTGGGGCTTCTTGCCGCATGTGGCAATCAAGATCAACATAGCAATTCAAGCAGTAGTGAAACGTCTAGAAAGTCATCATCGCTTGAAGATGCAAAAATGAATGTTGATGGATTATTTTCAGATTCAAAGCACGCCAAATTATTGAAAGGAACAACATATGAACAAATAAAAGCAATCTCAAAGGACGTTGCGAAGCTTCCAAATTCAAGTGAAAAAAGCAAACTTTCAAAAGATGTTTTAAAAGCTCAAAAATTATGGCCAGACTTCGTTAATAAATCAAACAAAAGTGAGTCTGAATTAAAAAAAGAGTCTGAATCAACTGCTAATTCAGTTAGTGAATCAGAAAGATTAAAATCTGAAAGCGAAGCTGCTGCAGAAAAAGAAACTCAAGAATCCGAAAGCAAAGCAGTTTCAGAATCCATCAAAGCAAAAGAAGCTGCTAAAACAGAGGAAGAAAAAACCGCTGATGGTTTAGAAAAAAATGTGCTTTTTGGATATTTAGACAAAAACAAGGCAACAAAAGTAAATTCTAGCTATTATCAGCTAAAAGACTTCGACTATGCTCATGTGGGCGTTGGAGATCACAGTATCATTAAATCAGTAAAATTAGATTTTAGAGACACACCACTGATGAGCAAAGACGAAGCTGTCGATTATGTTCAAAGCTTTACCGCCGACGACGCATCTAAAGTTAGTGAGCGAGATAATGAATCAGATTACTTCCATTCGAATAAAACCGGGTTGGATTACTTAGTTAAATATGATTCTAACGAAAGTGGTATAACATACGTGTTAATTTATCCTAAACAATGAATTTGGAGGTAGCATCCATGGTGTTCGTCTTTATACTTGTTGTGCTTTTTGTAGTGTATGCTTTGTATAAATTTCACGATTCAAGTGATGATTCGAATCAAACTAAAAAAATGGTCGAATCCACTACTACCGAACCCCAAAAAGCTTTCCACACAAGTGGTGATGTAGTTAACGACCAGCACATAGGAAGAGATTTTGAGAGAGCAGGAGATTATGAAAATGCAATAAAAGCATATGAATCAGCTTTTAGAAGGTCTCTTAAAAATAGTGTAGATCCTACTCCTCCCCCTAATATTTTCATGCGTGAAGCAATTATTTATCGCAAACTAAAAATGTATGAAAAAGAAGTTGAAACAATAAATCGCGCGATAAAATATGGAACATTTCAAACAAAAACTACAACGGATAAGCTAAAAAATCGGTTGCCACGCGCTCAAGAATTGCTTGAAAAAAACAATTAAAAAAAGTGCATCCCCTCCCGCCAAGAAGATGGATGCACTTAACACAAAGAAACACATTCATGTGCTTTTTTTACATACATAATTTTAAGGTGGTGATGCCTGTTTGTCAACTCTTTTTGTGTACCTGCAAGTTCCGAAAGGAAAGACAAAAAATGGTAAAATACGAAACTTATAAAACATCAACAGGGACCAAGCTTCATAGGTGGACAGCCCACCTAGGTATCGACAAGTATACAGGTAAGTCAGTTAACACGACGCACAGCAAATTTAAAAGTGAAAAGTTAGCTACGCGAGATTATATCAAAACACAATCTTACTTTGATGAACACGGATCACTTAAGCAAAAAACATACGACACGTTTTCAGATGTCTTTGAAGACTGGTGGGATTACTACTGTGAGACAGTACAAGGAAGCACCTCTTATAAGGCTGGGCAACTCTTTAAGAACCATATTCTACCCTACTATGGAGATTATAGAATCGATGCGATCACGCCAGCCATCGTGCAGAAGTTTGTAGCGCTCAAAAACAAAGAGCTGGTAGAATACCGGAAAGTGATTAATTACTCCGGGAAAGTTTTTGATTATGCGGTACATCTACAACTTATCGCAGATAATCCAAACAAGTTTATCATGTGGCCACGCAACAAGAAAGAAAATGATAAAAAGGTTCCCGACAATTTTTTTGAGCGCGATCAACTCTTTAAGTTCTATGACGCTCTCGATCAGTTGGCTAAAGATGATGTGAATTACAACAAAAGCCACAATGATTTACACTATCGCGGCATAAAAGCCCGTGCTATGCTCCGCTTGTTAGTCTCTCTGGGCATGCGCAAAGGCGAAGCACTCGGCGCCGACTGGTCATTTTTTAACGCTGATGAACAATCATTTTACATCGGTGCCGCTTTAAAGCGTAACAAAGATGGACTTTATATTGGCGAGCCCAAGTCAGCTAACGCTTATCGTTCGTTACCTTTGGACAAAAAAACAGCAACATGCATGATTGAATGGCAAAAAATGCAAAAGAAGCTCTTTTTCAAAACTGGGTTACACTATACTGGAAAAAAACAGCTTATTTTTACCAACGAAAGTGGCGGTTTTTGCATCCCGAAAGAGCCACGGGACTACATGCTTAAAATCGAAAAAATGACCGGTTTGAGGCACATAACGGTCCACGGCTTAAGGCATACAAAAGGCACTCTTTTAGCCGAGGCTGGGGCTAATGAAATGATGATTGCAGCACAGTTAGGCCATGCTACTGGCGAGTTTAGCTTGCGCCACTATGTCCACACTACTAACGGCGAGCTAGAAAGCTCACGACAGATTTGGGACGATTTTATGACCAAATAAAAAAAGATGCCCCCGTTACGGTAAGGACATCTAATCGTTTTTAAGAAACACCTTAAAAACACCTTAATTCTAGTTTCACAAAGTTACCTTTTATTCAATTTTAAAAAATTGAAAACGTTGATTTATAAGCATTATCCCGCTTATTACCTACTATTACTTTGTGAAAATGGAGCCGGCGGGGGTTGAACTACAAACGCTAAGCCCTTACTGCCGCAACGGTTCAAGCATTCATAATTAAAACACCTTAAAAACACCTTAACTTGCAGGTACATAATTAAAACATTAACCCTTTCAGGGTTATTTTTTTGCACAAAAAAGACGCCTCTAAGGGCGCCCAACCTGCGTGTGCAGGCAATAATTGATCCATCCTAACATATTTTAATTGATATAATAGGATCACTCCTGCGTGTGCAGGAAAACGGCGATATGTCTTATATCTTTTAATTGATACAATAGGATCACTCCCGCGTTTGCGGGATAAAAGCATTAAATAAACGATTTCGTTTGTTTAAACTGGATCACTCTCGCGTGTGCGAGATTATGTTTTTACTATAACATGATTTTTTTAATTTTGAAACCCTTTTATCGAAAATCGTAAGTTCTGTGAGTGCTGCCCGTATAATCCCAGTATGATTTAGCGGGTCCCGGTTTTGAGCCCCATAAATCAAATTCTTTCCGGTATATCTTAAATCTAAATTCGTTTTCTGTACTCCAGTTGATTTGATAACACATGTTAGCTCTGTACAACTCAAGCTCCTTCCCCGATTTTAATTCATCTAAATTTTCTTTAATAAATTCTTTTATGAATTCCTCGTGCCGTTTTAAAATCATCGCATTAACCTTCAATCATCTTTTTAGCTTCTTGAAAATCATCATCGCTAACAAGGCCTAGTATAATCCCACCTTGATTGCCCACTTCTTCTGGGAAGTAAGCATACTGTGGTGTGTCTGATCCTTCGTAAACTTTAACTTCGTAGATGCGACTTTCTAAGAAAGCAACTTCATCGCTTTCGGTGTATAGAACTTCACGTCCATCAATGTTGCCCCATACTGTGTTATCGCCGTTGCGGTTTGTGTCCCAATCGATTTCATCAACATCGCCAGTGTAAAATTCTGGGTCGTTTAAGGTTACTTCTACTTGTGCGCTGTCTTTTGGCATATCCACGTTTGTTGTGTATAAGCTTTCTTCGTCTAAAACTAATAATTCGCCTTTGTTTTCTGAGTAATAAATTTTCATGATTGTTACCATCCTTTTGTTTTTTTGTTTAACTCTTATCTATGAACCTAGTATATAACGTTTTAGTATACGTGTCAATACTTTTTTGTATTTTATTTAATCTTTTTTACAAATTCTTCAATGTCGCTCTTTAGGTTGAGCGGCACCTGATCCAAGTTATCGATGTACCAGTTTTCTACTTTCTTATCTAAGGTTTCAACACTCAGCAGTGTGACGGGTTCGTCTGAATCCTCTTCTGTAACGATTAAGTCGAAAGTCATCTTATCCTTGTTTAAGCGATCTGCTACGTTAGACTCGAAGGCTTTAAGTGCTTCTGTGAAGTTTTCAAACTCCATGTTATCATCACTAAAGATTGAATCGTCTTTGTTCCAAATGGTTGTAAAGATGCTGAATGTGTGATTTTCTTCGAATTTCATTGCATTGTCCTCCATGTCGATTAATTGATTGACGATGTCACCCGCTGTGACATCAAACGTTTCTGCTAAAGCTTTGATTACTTTAAAATTATTTTTCCCCATCGGATCATCGACGTTGGCAACACGTGATACAGCTACCTGCGATAGCCCAGTTTTTTCGACGATTGAACTTTGTAAAATGCCTTTGTTTTTGATATAAGTCTGAATTGTTTTCATTTTAATTTCCCCTTTGGCTTTATCTATGAATTTAGTATATAACGTTTTAGTATACTAGTCAATACATTTATGTAATTTATTTTAAAAAAGTGCAAAATAAAAAAGCCACTAGCTGAGATTCCCTCTACTAGTGGCTTTTCGCGGTGTTATTCGAATTTTACAACTTTGTGCCTGATTTTATAAGCGACTACTTAAAAGTACCGTACGGATCAACGTTCTTTCCACTTCCATCTGCTCGCCCTACTGCACAGTAGCCGTAGCCTTTTTCACGGGGTTGTCTGACCCAGATAAAGCCACCATAGACACATTTGGCGTCATATTTCACAGTATTGCCTGGTTGCAGCGTAGTGATCACTGCGCTAGATGTAGTAGCACCCCATCGTAGATTAATCGCCGCTTTCGCTGTAAAGGTCCCTTTTTCTTCAGTCCAAGTAATTCCTAAAGAGTCAATCCAGGTTTTAGGGGCTACAGGCCCAGGCTGTGGGTGGTTAGGAACTGGATTACTGGGTGCGGCAGGCTTACCGTTTGCTTTTGCATAAGCATCCCATACTTGACGATCACCGTAGAAAATGTCGAAATCTAAGTTTCCAGACCACCCGCCCAAGCGACCACTGGAAGTATATTGAAACATCATCATCGACTTCCAGTTCTTCAAATTACCATAAAGGTCACGTGGTTGATAACCACTCACCACATTATAGTTATTATACTGAGCAATCCAAACACCATAATTAGCACTGGATATTGACGTCCAGTTAGCACCATTTTCAACTGCTAAGCTCAGATAAATGACTGGTCGCACACCTGTCTTAGCGTATACATAATCGAGCCAACGTTTAGCCCACACAACATCATATTGATTGTCAGACTCGAAATCTAAAATTAACACAGCCTTGCCAATATAATTCGCAATTGATTTTAAGAAGAAAGCCGCTTCCTGCTCAGCAGTGCCTTCAAACCCTTTTTCGTGTGCAAAATGATAGAGGCCAAGTTTCTTCCCCGCTTTTAATGTTTGTTCCACATGCGTGTTACAAGCTGGATTGACGTAGCCCGTGCCCCCAGTTGCTTTAATAATTGCAAAATCACTGGCTACTTTAGTTACATCCAATCCTGTTTGATAACTCGCTAAATCGTACCCATTTAATGTCATTATTTTTGTCCTCCTAAAATACTTTTTATTGCATCATAACCACCGGCACTGACTAAACCAGCAATGGCACCGTCCATCCCTGCAACTAGCGGTGTTTCAAATTGTCCTGGCATCGCGTAGAACGCAATCACGCCAATCGCAACACCGACTACCATTGCAATTAATGGTAACCAGCGATTATCGATCTTGGTTTGCTTAATCCCCCAAACTGCTAGCCCGACAAAGACAGCAATCATTGCGATGGCACTTGCCATTGCAGCTTGAATTATTTCAATCATGTTGATCATCCTTTCTTTTTTCATGTGGGAAATACTTGTGGAGCTTTGCTAACATTTCATCTTGAACTAAATTAAAAAGCCACATTGGAAAGTGATTAGACCAACCTAATGCAGCTATATTGCCTAAAAATGAATAGAAGTTCTGCCAGATAAACGCACCGGTAAAAAAGGCAAAAATAAAAGACTTCGATTCAAATACGAAGTCTAAGAAGATTGAGCTTGCACATATCAAGACAATCACAAAGTCCCGAATCAAGGCTTCTATCGCAGTGTGGCTAGTACGTTGTCTAACTGGCGAACGCCTAGCTAACGTGCTCCCTGTCAACCAATCCAGCGCAAAGACAAAAATCAAAATCCCAATCATTACTGCATGATCAATCGTCGGCTTTTCACTAAAAACCCACGTTGGAACAGCGATTGTGAGTCCGACCAAAAAACTGTGGTCGCTCACCATTTTACTTAATAATCTTTGCAAAGCATGCTAGCCCTCCTCTTTTGTAAAATCAGCCATCTTAGCTCTAGCAAGTGCTGTAATTTCCTTCTTACTTAAATCATCGATATTTTTACCATCTAAATCTTCTTGATTCAAGCGAATGGTGGCACTAACATAACTCTGACCCTCCGTTCCGTTAAAACTAACTGTTGTCCCTACCGTTTCATTGTCATTATTAAAGCTATAGCTTAAATCCGTCACGTTAATTTTCATCTGTGTTGTCTCCTTCAAAATTTGCTTCTAACTGATCCATCAATAAATCGTAAATTACAGCGTCTTGGTTATTTAACTCTTGGTCATAATCTTTGAGCGCATCATACAATGCTTGCAACTTCTCACTAAACTCAGTGATTGAAATAACGGCATGTTCTGTTTCTAATTCCTGCATCAGTTGCGCGCATTCATCTCGCTTGTCCATATCTTCGACAAGCTTCACTGTGCCAGGTCGGTCGCCTTCAATTCGTTTACCATCCTTATCTTTTAAAACATAGGGATCTAGTAAGTCTTGGCGTTCCTCTGAATATTCCTCATTCTTGACGGTGAGTAACTTGATTAGCTTAGATCGGCCCCTGCTAGCCTTACTTTTCAATGTGACTTCACCTAAAAAATTCCCGATTACTGCTAACTCCCGATTTTCAAATTCAAGTGTGTTCATTTAATTGCTCCTTTATAAAGTAATGTTATACCAACTAGTAACGACCCCAGCTGAGTTAATGTTCTCTGGGATTTTAACAGCCTTCCCATGCAATCCCGATAAACCTTTGATGATTCCAGAGGCATAGTAGAAACTCCCACCTGAAATTAGATAAGTTTCTGTGCTCCCGTAAGCCCATCCCGCTTGTCCATTTGGCGAACCGAAGTACGGATAGTTGTTACCACTAAAACTGGTTGCTTGCATCGACAGGTATTGCGTTGTTTGATAATTAATTGTCCCAATCTTTCTCAAATAAACAGTTTTAGTAGAATCAATCCATAAATCATCCGCAAAATTAAAGCCTTTCTTATATCCAGCTTGTCCACTTCTTGGCCAGTATGAAAGTCCCATGGTGTAATTGCTGACACTATCATTACGATAGCTCCATCCCATGTAATCACCTTGTGCGTTTAGATCAAATTCCAAGCCATTATACTGTGGATAACCTAAAATATGATTCCCATGAATTAGCCCTAAATCTTCACCATTATAATCATCAAAAATATGCATTCCATCAGCTCGAAGTTGCAAAACGCCATTACCAGCACCAACATTAATCCCGTTAGCATTAACGTTAACGTAACTTGAAATGCCATTCCAAGCAGACTGCACAAAATTCGTGCGATTACCTGACAGGCTGTTCACATCAAGATTGATAACATGAACATTTGCCGCGTTGAGTGTACCAGCGGTAATCTTGTCTGCTTTAATGTTGGCGATCATAGCATCTTTGATGACGGCCGAATCAATAGATGTCTGACCCGTGATGTGGACTTTTTTTCCGTCGATTAAGATGCCCTCGGATGAGACGTTGATTTGGTTGACAACGTCGTTTTTCTGGACGCGGAGGTTTATGTTGTCGGCTAGTTGGGTGATTTGAGATTGTGACTCATCAAAAACCCATGGTGTTGCATGATCACCAAGCTCCATTTTAAGTTCGGCAAAGAACAAACTAGAAACATTTGGAGCGCTGCTACTACCGTTATTATCAATACGAACATACCCCTCGTTCGCATCTTTTGGAGTTACAAACGTATATTGTTTATACTCTGCTTGCGACGGCGAATATTTAACGTTCGATGCAACTAAGGTCGTTGCCGTGAACGTTCCAGTGTTTCCGGTCGGTCTACTAAGGAACCAGATATCTGTGCCTACTACATTTGAGCTGGCAAAAAAAATACCTGAGATTGTATATTTTTTGCCGGGTTTAACTGGAAAACGCAATGTCCCAGCGATTACTTCGGATGTTGCAGAATGATTATCAATTTTAAAAAGTGAGGTCTTTCCATTCTCATAAAACCCATGCCCTCCTGAAAGCACCAAACCGTTAGCGGTATTAGAATTCCAGTAACTTAAATCTTTAGGACGTCCCGAATTTGGAATTAGATTTGGATTAGAGATAGAACTAACCACACTTGTTATCTGGTCAGCAAGCTGAGTGACCTGACTCTTATCAGCTTTGTTAGCAACTGTGCCTTGAATCCCGTTAACTGTAACTTGCAGTTCGGAAAACTTCTCAACAGTTGCGTAGTCTTCCGGTGCGGCAGTCCACGCTTTGTTAACAACGTTGCCTTCAACAATCATGGGGCTCGACATATAGGTTTCACCCTTATTAGCATAGCCCGGCATCCCATTACCTAGCGCCGACCCAGTTCTACCAATAATTATTCTCTTAGGGTCTTTAGCATCAGTTTTTTGAGTCCACTTAACCCAGTAGCGCTCCCATGATGCAGAGAGTACGAATGCTACATTTCCATCTGTCCCGGTTCCCGATGATTTTCTACCTTGGTTAGTAATTGCCGAAATCGTATTTGAAGGATTGTAAAAGTAGCACACAAAACCATCTCCTGCCACATCGGATTTTGCATAAAAAGATAGCGTGTACTCTTTAGCGCTTGGTGTGATTGTCGTCGCCTGCTGATAAGGGTCCCAAAAACCAGTCCCACTTGGTGTTTTAGCAAACTTTACAATCGCATTACCTTGATAAGTGGTTGTTAGTACGCTTGCGCCAGCCGTTGCTGTTGTACCTGTTTTAAAATTTCCCGTATTTGCAAGAAGATTTCTATCAGACGTGGCAATGTCATCCACCCTAGAATTAACTTGCGTCACGCTTAAGTTGATCGCATCCGCCGTTTGTTTAATCTGCGATTGCGTCCATGTCTGCGTTGCATAGCCACTTAGCATCCCTGTTACGTCATTGCGACTAACCTTACTGCTGATCTCGCCAGCTTGAATTTTTAGTTCTGCTTCTAAGTCTGTCACACTGCCCGCGATCTTATCGACATCTGTTTTAGAAGCCTTTAGCGAGAGTTGCCCGTTGATCGTGTCGATTTCAGCGCTCAAGCCATTTTTAATCTCATCACCATGCGCGTAGGCGTCCAAGGCTTTCTGTAACGCGCTTGCTGCATCACTTTTAGCTTGATCAGCTGTGTCTTTCGCGAAACCTGCGTTAGCGACTGCATCATTTGCCTTGGCCACTGCATCGTTGGCGGCATCGCGGGCGGCGTTTGCTTCTTCTTGAGCTTTATCCGCTGCGTCTGCCGCGTCATGGGCATCCTTAGTCGACAAAATAAAGACCCACTGCCCGTTTTCCCAATAGTATAATTCGGTGTCTTCGCCGTTCGGCTTGTACCACGAATCGCCTTCGCGGAGTTCTCTGAGATGGTTAATCGATGGATCTTCGGGGCCATACCAGTTCGTATTCTTACCATTTGCGGAAGTGGCTGCATCATCTGCACTGTTTTTAGCATCGTTAGCGGCGTCCTTCGCATCATTAGCTGCATTGTTCGTGTCGTTGATGATGTCACCCAAGTTTGTCTTCAGTTCACCCAGTTCAAGCGAATCATAACTATCCAAAAGTACGTTCCAAACAATCCGGCTTACTTTTGCCGTGGTCTTAATCCCGAATTTGTCAAAAACAAATGGTACTTCGTCGCATAAATCGAGTTCTTCTAGCGGTGCAATATCTTTGTAATTTTCAGTTTTCGAAAGGTCTACAAAACTAATCTTCGTAGAAACTGCAGGCACACCAACGTTATTGCTTTTGATATAGCTCTGCGCTAATGCCGTTAAACGCTCAACTGTAGGTGTTTCATCGGTACTAAACTTGTCGCTAAAGTCCACAATCTTTATCTTGCGATTCGGATAATTTTTGACGTACTCGGAATCAATTACTAAATTGGGCAGCGTGAGCATCTTTTGTTCAGATGAATTGTCATGCTGCACTGTGTAGTTAGCAAACGGATAGATTGACGTGTAGGTGTTCGTGATGTTTTCTTCCTGATCAAAGTCGGTGATGTTACGCCCATATGATAGTAGCGTATTCGATACTGTCCCACGATGTTTTAGCAGACTAATGTTCAAGTTGTCGAAACGATATTCGCCACCCCAGACGTCCAAAATTGATCCCTGCACACCGCCTAATGCTTCCCGTGCATTTTGCACTTTGTCGATTGTCCAACTGGTTTTATTTTCTGTGGTGATGTCACTGTTGACGTGAATTGTGTTTGCATCAACAATCCCGCCGAGCCACTGGGTCATTGCAACGCTCCCGTTGCCATTCACCGCAACAGTGGGCTTCAGCGCATAATCAGCCGTCACATAGCTGATATGCTCCGCGTAAATATCATATGTTAAGCCACTAGCGCCCATTTTACGATTCACGCGTTTAATCACGAATCGTTGCGCTTTCAGCTTATGCCCGGCATCAACTTTCAGAATACGATTCTTAGTGATTAAACTGGAACGAATGCCATCCACGGGGTATTGCATCTCTAGAATAAACTGGCCATTGCGTTCTTCTGTCACCGTGGCGGCAATCGTGTCAGGCAGCGGTCCTAAGCCCAGATTATTAAAATCCGTGGCGTTGGCTTCATATAAAATCGGCACGCTCATACTATCACCGCCCAACGTGGTGTAATTTCAACGGTAGCTGTACCTGTCCAGCTAACTTTAGGAGAACCAGTTGGAATCGGGCCGAAATTCGAATAAAGCTTATCAAACTGGGTTCGCTTGCCATCTAAACTAGTCGCTGTTTGTGATTCACAATCAAGAATTATTCCCTGATCAACTTTGCGGAGGTCAAATACCGTTGTCCCGATGGTGAGTTTGATGTCGCCAGAGCCCGTGACTTTAATCAGTGGCTTAGCTGGCAACGTGCCGGTGTTTGTTAACGTTTGGCTGTTCGTCACTGCAATTGTTTTTTGCCCAATAGCTAATCGTTTGATAGGTTGAACCAAAAAACTTATGTCTAAGTTGCCGTATGTGACACCCAACCGTTCTGTGCTTAAACCGCCGTCTATCTTAGCTGTGTAGATATAGTTTGGATCTTGTGACAACGTTAAGTCATGCCAGCCAACATTTTGTAAAAGCCAGTTCGAAACCGCGTTTTGTGCAAACTCAATCGTGGCTTTAGAAGTCAAGTTACACTTAAATATTAAGCTTGCACTTTTATAACGCTGATTGCTCATGGTTAAAAAGCCATCTCTACCCGGCACTTCTACATTTGAATCGTCAAAAGCTGCTGAATTAAGGGTTTGGCT